CATATGGATTTTCTACGGTGCATCCAATAGTTAAAAAACACTATAATAAATTTTTAGATTGTATAGACTTACTTCCAACAAGAGGGAGAGTTATGTGGGCTTATCCAGGCTTTGTGCAAAAGTGGCATTTAGATGAAGTTTTATGGTGTGCAATAAGATTTAACATCCCTCTAGTTACAGAACCGTCTTATGTTTTAGAGATTGATGGAGAGGATGACTATGGCAATTCTTTGACACTAACAAAACACTTGGAGGTAGGTAAAATTTATATGTGGAATACTAAAATAAAACATAGAGTTAAGGATACTGGTGGGGCGACAAAACCAAGACTTCATATTGTTGCTGCTTTCATACCTTGGTTTGAAAAGAGTGGTGATGATTGGAAACCTAATAAATGGTTTGGAATGCAACCTTTAGATATGATAAAATCAAAAATGATTTTTCCCTATGCGCCATGAAAATATTAACAGTTAGAATAGGTGAAAAATATGGACCAGAATATGAGACATATCTGGAAAAAAAATTGCCTAACCATGAATTCATTTGGGTGAAAGAACCATATGATGATGGCGTTGTTTTGCAATGGAATAAAATGTGGGGAATGCAATTGGATATTGATGAGCCTATTTGTGTGATGGATATTGATGTTTTGTTAGTGAATGACTATGAAAAAATATTTGATTATCCCATAAAACGTGGACAGTTTGTTGCAATGCCAGGATGGTGGCGAGACACAGATAAAAGTGGTTATGTTATAAATGGTGGCTTTTTCAAATACTACCCTAGAGATTGTAAGTATATATTTGATAAGTTCATGAGTGACCCTCATCATTGGCAACACTACTATATTAATAATGGAACAACCAAGGGACCAGTAAATGGTGAACAATATTTTGTAGAGGACTCGGTGAAAGAAAAACTTGAATTAGTAACACTTCCAGAAGCATGGTTTACAAGATGGGTCACAGATGAGAGTATCAATTATGGGAAAAGTATGTTAAGGTGGCAGGTTCAGTTGACTAATAAATATAATGAGATAACAGGTAATGATTACATATATCTTGGCGGAGAGTTTCACGAAGATATAAAATTTGTGCATTTTACTCACTCACTTAATAAACCACATCTATGGGAAGACTATATGAAACATGCTTGATTTTGTCGAAGAAATAAGTTTCGAGGAAATAAAAAAGATTTGGGAAAGAGAACTGTGGCCGAATAAAAAGAATGGCGTGGCAAAAGCAAATGAGTGGACTTGGCATTGGTTGCAAACAGAACTTGGTAAAGATAAGCAGATGGCAAAGGACGCAGAGCCCACGTTTGCTGGGATCAGGTCTAATAAAAAATTAGTCGCTGTCAACAGTTGTTATTATAGTAATTCAAAAGGAGTATTTGATTATTGGAGATCAAGAGGACTATGGGTTCATCCAGACTTTAGACGGCAGAAATATTCAACAGTCATATTAACTTGGTGTTTAGAACACGCAAAACTTAAAGGTGGTCATTGGATGTGGACGGTCCCTAGACAAAGTGCAATGTCTGCATATCAAAGTGTAGGATTTGTACAGCAATCTGATTGGTTTGATGATGGACAGTTTGGACCTAATTGTATTGCGTCTAAATACTTATAAATATGAAGAAACTTCTTATAAATAAATAAAAAGTATGGGAACCGAAAATGGTAGCAATCATCACAGAAAAATTTAAACTACACAATGCTTCACAGTTTGTTGAATCTTTCACTGAAGCGGCAGCTTCTACCTATTATCTCTTCATTGGAAAGGCCACAGCGTTTACGGCTGCGAATGATGGGACAGGAGCCAGTGATACTTCTCCTCCCACTCCTCCAGACAGTGTATCGGATGAGTTCTATTTTTGGGATCAGATGATTGGTGCGAAGAAAATTAGTTCCTCTGATGTAATTCAAGTTATTTCAAGAAGAGACTGGTCAAATGGAACCACATTTGACATGTATAAAGATGATTATAGTTCTCTCAATACCAGTGACTCAGGTGCATCCTCTCTTTATAGCTCAACATTTTATTTTAGAACATCTGCAAATAGAATTTATAAGGTGATCAGTAACATACCACCTGGCGAATTTACCGCTGCCGCAGCATTTAGTGGGTCAGAACCCACCTCAGAAAGCACCTCATTGTTTACTACTGGTGGATATGTCTTAAAATATATGTATACTATTTCGGCTTCAAATGCAACTAAATTTTTAACCACAGACTTCATGCCGGTAGTGACTGATGGCACCGTCAGCGCAGCCGCAACAGATGGTGCAGTAGAGTCCTTCCAAGTTACAAATCTCGGTGCTGGTTGCACTGATGGGACTTATTTTACTGCTATTCAAGGTGATGGTGCCAACGCTGGAACAGCCAGTGGTGCAATTGCTAGAATCGTAATATCTAGTGGTAAAGTTCAATCTTTTGGAACCAACGCCTCCACAACCTCTGGAATTCACCAAGCTGGCTCTGGTTACACTTATGGAAAAATCAATATAGCGTCTGGTCAAACATTTTCTGATTCAGGCTTAACGACTGCATCTGCCATAGGTGGAACCACAGACCCTGTTTTTGATGTTATCATATCTCCCAAAGGTGGACACGGTTCAAATGCAATAGAAGAGTTAGGTGCCCATTTTGTAATGACAAATACTACACTGACGGGTGCCGAGGGTGATGACATTTCGTCTGAAAATGACTTTAGAAATGTTGGCATAGTTGTGGACCCGACAAACTTTGGCACATCAACTGTTGCAACGGCAGACACTGCCCGACAAACATTTGCCATAAAATTTCCCACAAGTGGATCAGGTTCAGTATCTGGGACATTCAGTGCTGATGAGAAAATAACACAAGCATCTACCGCTGCGATTGGTAAAGTTGTTGAGTATGATGCTAGTTTAGGTATTCTTTATTACCAACAAGAGAGACATGAGGACTTTGGAACTAACTCTTTGGGTGCTTATGTTGCTTTTAGTGGAGCCAACGCTGTGACTGGTGCGACTTCTGGTGCGTCAGGAACTCCAGATGCCACTGCCGATAGTGCAGTAACTTTGGCAAATGCGAGTACTATCACATTTACGGATGGATATGCAAATCCAGAACTTGCGGCTGATAGTGGAGATATTATTTACAAAGAGAATAGAAGACCAATATCAAGAGCCACAGATCAAACAGAAGATATTAAAATTATAGTGGAATTCTAACATGCCAGAAATTAAAAATTTAAATGTTGCCCCATACTTTGACGATTTCAAGGGAGATAATAATTTTGTTCGGACGTTGTTTAGACCGGGCTTTGCTATACAAGCAAGAGAACTGACTCAATTACAGTCTGTTTTACAAAATCAAATAGAGCGTCACGGTAATCATATATTTCAAGACGGTGCAATGGTTATTCCTGGCCAAATTTCTTTGGTTCCTGTTGCAACTCTCAAACTAGCAAACACTTTTTCTGGTGAAACTATCGACCCCTCTCAATATGTCAACGATGACAATCCCGTCACAATCACTGGTGCGACTAGTGGTGTTACTGCAAAAGTTGTTGGATTCACAGCCGGAACATCAGATGAGCAACCACTACTTCATGTTGCATATGAATCAACAGGAACAGACTTTGAAACCTTTAGTTTTGCAGATGGTGAAAATATCTCTGCAAATGCAGGCATAACTCACACAACATCTTATGCGACTGATGCGGTATCTGCTACAACTTTCACATCACCATTAAATATCGCAACCGCAACCAAGACTGAATTAGCAGGACCAACTGGTCCAGCGGCTAGGGAAGGTCATGCTGTTACAATAGAAGCTGGTGTGTATTACGTTAGAGGACACTTTATTCAAAATTCAAGAGAGATATTAATCCTTGATCCTTACTCTACTACTCCTAGTTTTTTAGTTGGGTTTAATGTAAATGAAGAGTTGGTCACCCCAGAGGAAGATGCATCTCTACTAGACAATTCAACTGGTTCAACAAACTTTGCAGCAAAAGGTGCCCATCGACTTAAATTTTCTTTATCGCTTACTAAACTCGACCGTGGAACTGTTACTGATGAAAACTTTGTTCAATTAATGGATGTTAAAAATGGCGTCATAAGAGGCATAATGGATAGAACACCATATGCTGAATTAGAGCAAACTTTTGCGAGAAGAACTTTTGATGAGTCAGGTGATTATACAGTTAAGCCATTTGAGTTTGAATTATTTGAAAGTTTAACTATTAACGAAAACGTCGGAAGATTTTCTATTGGTGACACGACAGATGATGGAAACACAGCATCAACAGACTTACTTGCACTAAAAATTTCTACTGGTAAGGCTTATATTAAAGGTAGAGAAGTTAATAAACCAGCTCCCACTATTAAAGATATCCAGAAAGCAAGAGACTTCAATACAATTAATGCTGGAATCACAACGGCAGCACTGGGTAACTTTGTTAATGTGACAAACATTTATGGAAGTCCAGACATTAGTCAGATTAGCAGTGAGTCCACTCAATTTAAACAGATTGATTTGTTTGACGCTGCGACCTCATCTAGAGGAAGTGCGAGTGGAACTAAAATTGGGGTGGCTAGGGGCAGAGGTTTAGAATACAGCACAGGAACAGTTGGAGCATCTTCGACAAATGTCGAGTCAGTTTATAAGCTATTCTTATTTGATGTGAAAATGTTTGTTGAACTGACTTTGAGCGGAACGCCAAGTCCAACTCTTTTATCAGTTCATAGTAACGGTGGCACTCAAGTTAAAGGTGTAACATCTGGAGCCACTGGTTTTATCTTCGCATCTGGCACAAGTGGGACAACTGTTCTTCTAACTTCAGTTGCAGGGACTTTTGAAGAAGGGGAAAAAATAACAACATCTGATTCTGCCGAAACAGATGATGTTGTGGAGGATAGTAGTAATGCTGACTTGACGATATCAAAAATAGAAGTGCAGTCTTTTAGTGATGTTAAACAGGTTTTCATGGAAGATGCAGATTCCGGTCAGGACTTCACCGCAGATATCGTAACAGAGACAGACCAACAGTTAGAAATTATCCTGTTAGAAGAAAGTGCTGATAGAAACGCTGGTGTTCTCATCACAGAAGATGAGGATGATGTTGCTGTAGAGAGAAGGTTTAATGCAAAACTCAAACAACCAGAAAAAAATCTTCTAGTTTATAAGGCACCAAAAAAGGTTATCAAAACTCACTTGACCGCAACAAACGCTGGATTGTCTGATACACAGTATACTGTTCGTAAACAGTTTATTGGAACAACTGTGGGCAATGCTGTTACATTCAACGCTGGTGCCGGTGAAACATTTGCTGCATTTGCTGAGAAAGACTTCACACTCTCTATCCTTACTTCGGGTGGGGGGGCTGCACAAGGTGATCTTGTATCTGTCTCTTCAAGCATTTCTGGTGCTGGCACATCTGCAATCACTATTACAGATGCAACTAATTTACCAACAGGGACAAAAGTTAAACTAATCGCAACAATTTTAAGAACCAGTGCGACTCAGAAAAATAAGACTGTTCAACTTATGAAAAAGTTGAAAGTTAACCCTGGCGATACGGACGCATTTGGAACTCGACCTACCGACAGAACAATATCTTTAGGTAGAGCCGATGCTTTCAAACTTGTTGCTGTTTTAGATTCTGAAGAAGCAAGCACTGATGCTATTGTGCCATCACTAACACTTGGAACTATCACTGGAACATTTACTAGGGGTGAAAGGATAATTGGTTCTATAAGTAAAGCGGAAGGTAGAATTATTGACATATCAAGTCCTATGGAACATATTCTAACGAGTGTAAGTAATTTTACTACCTCTGATACTATAACAGGTCAATCCTCTGGTGCAACTGCAACAATTACGGCAGTTACAGAAGGAAGTGAAAATATAACAAACAACTTTTCTTTTGATACTGGTCAGAGAGATAACTTTTACGATATCTCAAGAATAGTCAGGAAGCAAGGTATCCCTGCCCCAACTGGTAGACTAATGATTGTTTATGATTATTTTGAACATGAAAGTGGTGATGTGTTCACTGTAGATTCTTACAGTGATATCGCTGACCAAATGACATTTGAAGATATCCCCATTTATAGTGCAACAAAGGTTGACCCAGACGCACCACAACCAACTGGTGAGTTTCCTCTAACAGACTGTTATGATTTTAGACCCAGAGTGGAAGATATTGCTGGAACATCAGCAACGCTTGGAACCACAGATGAAGTCACTGGACACTCATTTGACTTTTTCTCAAGACAGTACGATGGAACAGGTGCCTCAATCTCCAATGTGCCAAAACCAGATTCTTTTGTCCAAAGTGACTTTGAGTTCTTTTTACCTAAATTTGTCACAGTCGAGTTAACACCAACGGGCAAACTCATAGTTAAAGAAGGAGTTGGTGCAGAATTTCCTGTTCCACCACAAGCCAGCGACCAAAACATGCTTTTGGCAACTTTGTTCCTGCCTGCGTTCACATTTGAACCAAAAGATGTTGAGCTTGAAAGAGAGAGACATCAAAGATTTACCATGAAGGACATTGGTAAGATTGAAAGAAGATTACAACATGTAGAATATTACACTTCTCTCAATTTATTAGAACGATCTGCTAAAGATTTAGAGGTTACTGATGCTGCTGGATTGAATCGTTTTAAGTCGGGATTTGTCGTAGATAATTTTTCTGGACATAGAACAGGTGATGTTGCAAACGTAGATTATAAATGTTCAATTGACCCAGAGAATAATGAATTAAGACCGAAGCATAAAATGCAAAATATTGGATTGTCGGAACAAAATACATCTGACACACAAAGATTATCATCTCATTATCAAAAGACAGGCGATATAATTACCTTACCTTACACTGAAGAGGTTCTAACTGAACAATTGGTCGCAACAAGGGTTGAGAGAATCACACCAATATTACTTTCAACTTGGGAAGGGACTATCGAACTTGACCCCTTTGGTGACGATTGGTTTGAAACTGAAGTTCGACCAACGATTGTGATTAGTGTTGCACATGATTTTGATTTTGCCGCTGCAATACCAGATAATGTTTTAGGTGCGATGTGGAATTCTTGGCAATCACAATGGTCGGGTGTCGTGGAGGTTAATCAAGTTCCATCCACTACTTTGGACCAAGGAAATCAGAATAGATTTTCTCGCTCTATTGAAGTTGCTAGAAGTCAAGGTGAAGCACCAACCACTCTTGCGATTGCTAATATGGAGAGAGTTAGCAACGGTGCGAGGGTAATTACCAGAGGTGTGCGACCTTTCATAAGGGCTCAACAGATTAAATTCACTGGTGATGGATTCAGACCTAACACAAGATTATACACATTTTTTGATAGAACAGATGCGAGTGACTTAGTTACAATGACAAGTGAGTTTACAAGTGAAGCTGCCGGTGAAGGACAAACCACTGCACCGCCAGGAAGTTCACTTATCACAACTGCTTCTGGTCACGTTGAGGGTTTCTTAGACATTCCTGACCCAACCATTGCAGGCAATCCACAATTCTCAACTGGTGAGGTTGAGTTTAGATTAACTTCTAGTCCAACGGACGTTAGAACAACTGACCCAGACACATTTGGGAGGGCGTATTTTCAAGCTAAAGGACTATTTGAACAACAACAATCTATTGAACTAAGATTGAGACCTCCACCTCCACCTCCACCCCAAAACAGAAGACGCAGGAATGCAAATGACGATTTTGCGGATGGCGATGGCGGTGACGACGGCGGCGGCGGTGGCGGTGATCCATTAGCAATGACATTTACGATTAATCCAACGGAAAATCTACCTCCAGACACAACTACGGTTGTAGATGACGTTGAAGGTGGATGTTTCTTAACATCAGTGGATATTTTCTTTTCTGCTAAAGATGAAAATATTCCTGTAACTTTAGAGATTAGAACAACTGGAAATGGATATCCAAGTAACAAGGTGTTGCCGTTCAGTAGAGTGATTAAACAAGCGGCAGATATCATCCCTGACACGACAGCGGAAACTCCAACCACGTTCACGTTTCCTTCGCCAGTTTTTGTTAGACAAAATGAAGAATATGCTGTTGCCCTTAAAACAAACTCTCCAGAACACAAAGTTTGGATATCATTATTAGGTGAAACTCCTGTGGGTGGTGGGCCAACACTTGGAAGACAACCACATAAAGGTGTATTATTTAAATCTCACAATAATAGTGCTTGGGCGATAGCACCTCAAGAGGATATGAAGTTTAGGGTTAAGAGAGCAGTTTTTGATGATAGTAAATCTGGAACTCTTACATTAGAAAATAATACCCTGCCAAGTAAGAGGTTGAAACTTAATCCTTTGACATTCACTCATGGTGATACTGCCTTGAAGATCACACATAAAGACCATGGCATGTATAATACGGCAAATAATGTCATAATCTCTGGAGTGACTTCTGGATTATCCACAACTTTGAGTGCTGCGATAACATCAACTGCAACAAGTTTGACATTGACAAGTGGAACAAATTTTAATAATACCACTGGTAAATTTGCTGCAACAACAGATTCCACACCTCGTTATTACATTAAGATTGATGATGAGATTATGTATTATGAAACTATATCAACAACTTCTGTGTCTAATTTGGTTAGGGCACAGGAGGGAACAACGGCCGCTGCACACGCTGCCGGAGCAACAGTGGAGTTCTTTCAGTTACATAAAGTTCCATTGTCACAGGTGAATAAAACGCACACATCAATTGGTAACATAGATTTAGACTCATACACCATAACTCTCACAAGCAGTCCAGCGTTTGATGGTGGGTCTGGGTCCAGTGCAGAAAATGGTGGTGCAAATGTCACTGCAACAGAAAACCATATTATCAATACTGGATTTACACAGTTAAGCACACTGGAACCAGAGGGCACACAAATTACTGGTACGATTAGACCAACAACTGCGACGAGTGTATCTGGTGTAGAAACTTCATTTACAAAAACCTCTGCTGCAAATGCGATTGGTATCAGTTTAAATGACAATACTGAATTTGATGATTGTTTCATGATTGCGTCAGAGATAAATGAGACTAATGAGATGGGTGGCACTAAGTCATATACAACTGATTTAACTTTAACAACTGATAGGCCTAACTTATCGCCTCTTATTGATTTGAAAAGAACATCTTGGGTTTCTGTTGCAAACAGGATTAACAATATTGACTCAGCGTCTGATCTTGCATCAAACTTAACATTTGTCGCATCAACAGAACCAGAGGGTGATAATAACGCTGCGATTTATATAACAAAGAAAGTTATATTAGAAAATCCAGCGACTGCGATTAAAGTTCTGTTGACTGCCCATAGACCACCAACGTCCGACATAAAAGTTCTATTCAAAACATTGGGCGCTCAAGACTCAGTTGATTTTGATGATTTAGATTATCAGTTCTTCAACACCGATGGCAGTCCAGACACATTCGTAAATCCATCTCTTGACCAAGATGATTTCCAAGAGTATGTGTTCAGTGCTGGTGTTACCGATGACGGTATTGGTGATCCATTAGAAGAGTTCATTTCTTTCTCAATCAAGATTGTGATGCAAGGAACTAACATGTCTCAACCACCAAGAATTAAAGACTTACGAGCAATCGCATTGGCAACATAATGAGTGATAATTATAAAAAGGTTGAAGGTGAGGTAGATTTGGTGAGAGATATGAACTCCACTGCTATAATTAATCGTAATAAATCTGCTTATGACATGGCAAAGAGAAGGTCAGAGCAAGCGAAAAGAAAACTTATAGAAGAAGAGGAACAAAGGGACGAAATTAGAAACGCAACCAGAGAGATAAATACTTTGAAATGTGAGATGCATGAAATCAAAAATCTCTTACAACAATTAGTAGACAAATAATGGCCATACCAACAACAAAAGCAACATTTAAATCATATTGTCTAAGAAATCTTGGATTTGGTGTTATTGATATTAATGTTTCTGATGACCAAGTAGATGACCGTATAGATGAAGCACTACAATACTTCGCTCAATATCACTATGACGGTGTTGAGAGAATGTATTTGAAGCATTTGATTACTTCTGCCGATGTAACAAGAGCAAGGTCAAATGATACCGTAACTGCCACTGATAAACTTGATAGCACATTGACCGCTGATTGGTTAGAGGGTAAGAACTGGATTCCTGTGCCAGACACAGTGGTGTCTGTTATTCAAGTGTTTCCATTTTCTGATACAATCGGAAACTCTAATATGTTTGATGTTCGTTATCAGTTACGACTAAATGACCTGTATGATTTCTCTTCACAGTCTGTCATTCACTATGACATGACCATGAAACATCTAGATTTTTTAGAGCATGTTTTGGTTGGTGAAACACCGATTAGATTCAATCAACATCAAAATCGTTTGTATATAGACGCTGATTGGGAAAATGATTTTGTGGCTGATGAGGACTTCATCATCATTGAATGCTATAGAAAACTTGACCCAACATCATACACAGACATCTTTGATGATATCTATTTGAAAAGATATGCCACCGCACTAATCAAGAGACAGTGGGGTGCGAACCTTAGTAAGTTCTCTGGTGTTACTATGTTGGGTGGTGTTACTATGAATGGGACAGAAATATTTTCACAAGCTCAAGAAGAAATCCTTAGACTAGAGGAACAGATTCAGTTGGCTTATGAGTTACCACTTGATTACATGATGGGATAACTCATGGCAGTCAATTCTATCTTTCACACTAGTAATGTCGCAGCCCTAGCAACAGAGCAAAATCTATATAGAGATTTGGTTGTTGAGTCAATTCAAATATATGGACATGATGTTTTTTACCTAGATCGAACACTCGTGAGCGAGGACACGATTCTTGGAGTAGACAATCTTGCAAAATTCAATACTCAAGCAAAGATTGAAATGTATATGGAAAACAGTGAGGCTGGTTTTGGCGGTGAGAAAGAACTCATAAGTCAGTTTGGTTTACAAAACTTGAGTGAAGCCACATTTGTGGTTGCAAAGAAAAGATTTCAAGACCTAACCAAACAGATTACGATAGAGTCTGGAACTGACACTCTCGGTGGTTCTATATTGCTAGAAGATGGAACTTTAGATAGTGGCACGGTGGAGGCTTCTGCGTCATTTGAAAGTGGGTATATTATTTCAGAGGCAACATCTACTGATGCTGATAGACCCTTAGAGGGTGATTTAATTTATCATCCTATCCTATCAAAGATATTCCAAATAAACTTTGTGGACCACGATGAGCCTTATTTTCAATTAGACAACAATCCAGTTTACAAGTTACGTTGTCGTCTCTTTGATTACAGTTCTGAAATCTTGGATACAGATATTTCTGATGTTGATGCAATTGAAGATAGTCTATCAGTTGATACCCTTGCATTCCAGTTTACAATGGAACAAGACTCTGCCTCAATTGATGCACTATTCTTAGAGGATGAGATTGGTAGAATCGTTCATGAAAATGTTGATGACACAGATGGTGATGAGATAGTCGCTCTAGAAACTAGCGATATGACAACATCTGCCGGTGTCCTATTGGCAGAGACAGGAGAGTTCTTGCTACAGGAAGACTATATAGTGGGTGATGGAAGCACATCTGATGATGGTAATAAGGATACTTCAGCGCAGAATGAATTGTTTGAAGATGCTGATGATTCTGTGTTAGACTTCTCAGAGTCAAATCCATTTGGAGATGTAGGGAGTAGTTCATAATGTTAGGTCAACAGTTTTATCACGAAACAATACGAAAGATAATCGTTGCTTTCGGAACGACATTTAATAACGTCCAGCTAGTTCGTAAAGACAACTCTGGTAATATTACTCAGTCAATGAAAGTTCCTCTGGCTTATGGACCAAAAGAAAAGTTTTTAGTTCGTCTTAGGGCTGATGCTGATTTGTCAAGTAAAGTGGCCATAACACTACCACGAATAGGTTTTGAGATTCAAAATCTTGCTTATGATGGCACTAGAAAATTGAGCCGAGTTCAAAAGTTTAAGAAAGTTAATACAGGAAACAATACAAGAACACTTGATACTCAATTTATGCCTGTGCCATATAATTTGGATATTGTCTTATACGTTTTGGCAAAACAATCAGATGACGCACTACAGATTGTAGAGCAAATTCTTCCATACTTTCAACCAGATTACACAATCACGGTTAATGATATGGCAGATATGGGCATCAAACGAGATGTTCCTATTATCTTGAATAGTATTAGTTATGAGGATAATTATGAGGGAGATTTTGATCAAAGAAGAGCATTGATATATACAATGAATTTTACATGCAAGTTCTATCTATATGGTCCTGTCACCTCTAGTAATATCATCAGAACTGTTCAAGCTGACCAGTTTGCTGATTTACCAGATAAATCTCCAAAGAGAGAACAGAGACTTACAGTTACACCTGACCCAGTTACCGCTGATGCTGACGATGATTTTGGATTTAATGAAACAACATCATTCTTTACGGATGCAAAAACATTTAACCCAGTGACAGGTAAAGATGAGTAAAGAAATAGATGAAGCACTTGGTGTGGTAGAAAATTTTCCATTCAAAACACCAGCACAAGATTTAGTCAACTCTGGCCAGTGTCCAGTAGAAAAACCTATAGGTGAAATTGTGGGTCAACAAGATTTTGGTGACCTAAATGATGCGGAGAAAGATTATGAATATCAGCGACAAAACTTCTACAATTTGGTCGAAAGAGGAACGGATGCAGTGGAAGGCATTCTGGAACTCGCCAAAGAATCGGACCATCCACGAGCATACGAGGTTGCCGGAAACCTTATCAAACAAGTGGCTGAGGTTACTGAAAAACTTGGTGACCTTCAAGAGAAAATGAGAAAACTAAAGGAGGTGCCAAATAACGCACCTAAAAATGTGACAAACGCATTATTTGTAGGGAGTACTGCCGAATTGCAGAAAATGTTAAAGGATAAGTAAAGTGAAAGTGAAA